TGGTACTGCCAGTAGTATCAGCTTTTGCAGCAGCCACGATTTCAGTTATTCCGTCCACACCAAGCTGCTCGCCAAAATCTTGCAACACATCGAACTGCGCTTCCCAACCTTCAGCGCTTGCAAGCGCACTCGTTAGCTTTCTTGCGGCTTGTTGCGCCGCTTGTTCTTGATCAGTGCCTTTGTACTGTCCCAAGAAAAGGTCTACTTGGTTTCTTAACTGGCCGACCGCAGCGCGAGTCTCATTTTCTGCCATATCTATAGCTGAGTTGCCTATCCTAACCTTGTTCTTGACTTGCAAGTAGTAACCCGCGTTGCCTTTTTTCTGCAAAAGCTGGTTGAACCCATTACCTACAGCGTTAGCGACCTGTTCAGGTGAAGCAAACAAGACATCTTCACTATCATCTGTACCGCCATTAACAGTAGCGGCTCTAGGGTTACCTTCTTGACCGTCGTACGAACCGACCATAGAAAACGAGCCGTCAGGGCTTACGTTGAATTGCCTGAACTTAAAACCTGGGTTGGTCTTAACGGAAAAATCAGTGTTACCTACGGTAGTCAGCAGTTTTTCGAGCGACTGATCTACTTGACCGCTTTCTCGCTGTGCCGCCAGACGTTCAGTCAGTTTCTTGGTATCAATAGATAATCCATCCGGCGACAAAACCTCCAGCTGGCTGGCAATCGCTTGCGTCTGATTCAGAGCAAGTCGGTCATCTCTTAGAGCTTGCTCGCCCTCAAGGAGATCAATTTGCTTCTGCTGATACGTTGCTGCACGGATGTCGTTGCGATAGTTCTGGTTGGCATTTGCGCCTGAAAAGAAACTGCTTAAAGCTGACATAGATTGATCTCGGGTAGTGTGCTTTATATGCCAAAAATGAGGGCTGCTGCGCCGATCGTGCCCAACGTGCTGTACGTCTGCGCTTTGTTCTGGGCGCGAGCGCTCTTGTATGCAGACTCTCGATTAGCGGCGTTCTGTGCGGCGTTACCTAGTTCGCCTAAAGACGCTCGATTTACGCCTTGGCCAATATCAATAAGATCCGCCATCAGCGCTCTGTTTGCGTCTTTTTGTGCAATACGTGCGTCGGCGATGCCTTGGATACCCCCAAGTGTCGTGCTGCGACTTAGCTCACGCCGCTGCTGTTGCATCTGAGCGGGCGTCAGCTGAGCTCCATAACGACCAGCGTTGCGGTCTACGATGCCCTGAGTCAGCTGATTCGAACGATCGCGGTCCTCATAAGCGGCATCAATGAGACTGGTGTCCGTCCTCGCCTTCTCAATCAATTGCATTTCGATGGGGCGCACATCACGAACATAGTTTTGATATTCGCGCTGAGTAATATTCGCGAGGGTCTGCTCCGCGTCTACCTGCCCATCTTTATAGGCAGTCAGCGACGGTGCAGTTGCTCTTTGCCGCGCAAGCTGTGTATCGATCTCATCCATGATCCCGCTAAAAACACCCATGTTTACTCCTACTTCCCTGACGCTTTGTTATACGCTTGGCGCATTCGATCCCAATCAGTGGGATCTTCACCATCAGCTGCGCCAAACATCTTGTCTCCAGCTGCACCCGCGACACGCATACCTGCGTCGATCTTCGCCGCCTTCATTAGCGCATTGTTTTTAGCTCGATCAAGCTGGCGGGACGTGCCAATAGAAGCGAGCGCAGAGCGCGCGGCTCCACTAGAGGCGCTTTGACCTTGAGCTACACCCACAGCTGCTGCTGCGCGCTGGTTTTGCAGCGTTTCAGCGCCGGCAGTGGCTTTGCCTAGTTGACCTTGGTATGCCTGCGAGAAATCTCGAGAAAACTGCCCTGCGTTCTGCGTCTGTTGGTAGGTTGGCGCGGAGGTCAAGGCCTGCATAACGTCAGCATTTGCCCTGCTACGCGCCAGATTTGTCACATCATCGGACAGAGAATCTTTTAACTCGGCCACGTTTAGAGGCTGGTAGTTCCTTTCAAAAAATTCTGCTTTCTCGGCCCCGACTTTCGCGGCCTCGATCTCTGCAGGAGATGCCTTGTAATCGCTTTGCTTTGGTTTGCTACCCATTACAGTTCTCTCGTGTAAATTACTGTATCTTTCTTCCAGCCCTCGGCAAGTAGGTAATCCTCCATTGCCGTTACGGGCGTCCGGACCTCTATATTTGAGAAGCCGCTGTCTTTCGCAACCTGCGCAAAGAAGGAGTAGTACTTAATCACGCAACTAGCTCCGCGCTTCTTTGCCCATGCAAGCCACACTAAAAATGTCTTTGCCCCGGTAAACTCGTCCACCTCTGCGGTAGTGATTACAAACCCCTCTGACGCTACCCAAAGGTGCGCTTCTCCGTTTAGACAAGCTGCATATACATCTTCTGGCCTAAACGTAAGCTGAGCCTGCTCAGCTAAAATCTCTTCAATGCCGCACTTCACCCAGTCCCACTCTTCGCGGATCTGTGCAAAAGCTGGTTTATCCTCCGCTACCGTAACGTCGGCGTCTTGTGCGCAAAGCACCCGAACTTCCGCCATATCGAACCCTCCTAGCTATGCCGGTATCGGCCCCACGAGCTTGTAACTCGGCGCGCTTTACACCGTCATTAAATAAAGACCCGTACAAGCCTGCGCCGGTCAGATCCGTCCAATCTTTGTTTGGTATCCGCAGCAATCGGAATAAGGCCCCGTTAACAATCGTGTCCCTATGGCGATCCATTACATCGTCGTCACAGGCGGTGCTTGTGTGAGTCGGCCTCAGCACTGCACGCACAATCGTGCTAGATACAGACGTCGTTGTAGGCACAGGGGCTAGCCAAAAAGTCTGGGCGCTTTGCTGCACGAAGTATTCGGGTACACCGTTGCCTTCTCTCCACTTCGGGATTCGCTGTTCAAGCAACGTGCTAGACAGTGGTTCTAGATCTTTCCCTTCGTGCGTAACCCAAAGGATCTTTTGGACCGAAGTACCGCTTGGCGGTTCGAGGTCATACTCAAAAATGCCGCCGACAGTGGTCACTGGATCAAGCTCGGCCTGATACACCTCAGACATCTCACACAACTCAATAACGGCAGCGCGGATGCTGTTCTCTACCATTGTGTCGGAGCACCCAGACACCATCGGTAGAATCTCAGGAAGTAGCGTTTCGTACGAAATCGCCATGCGTTACGCTCCCGCTGTCTCTCTGCGTTCTATATTGGGGTTCGTGATCGCGTCAATCTGGCCTTTCCCAGTCACCTGCGCTTGAAAGATCTGATAATGAGTGCCAGCGCGCTGAGCATTACCTGCGTACTCGGCGTCCTTCATATAAGCCATGTACATCACGTAATTCATCACAGCGTTCGCGAAAATGTCCGGGATATCTAAATTTCCGTCCTGCGCTACTGTATCGGGGTTGGCAGAGTAGATAATCTCTAAGTACGCGCTGCCTGCGACGCCTGGATAGACGTAGAAGTTTCGAGGATTTGATTCTTCATAGACGTAGTGCTTCACGATATTGGTGTGGGCAGCGTCGCCTGTTACAGAGGGGTCATGCCAGTCGGGGGTCTGACCGTTTAGCACCTCAGCATCTACGAGCCTTACAGAACGCTTACCCGTGCCACCAGACGCAGCAGACATGTTGCGTACGACCTTTAACAGGCGGTTGCCGCCAGAAGGTATATCCTGCTTGGTGCCCGTGGCCAAAGTTATGGTCTCGTTTTTAGCCGACGCGTCGGGCTTCAGCAAAGCGATTTCGCGCTGAGCGTCGTTCACCCAAAGCACAAGCTCGGAAACTATGGGCCATCTGACACCTGTTGTATCTTGGAGCACGGTCTGCACTCGGTCGATTACGCTTTGTACTGATACTGTCATGTCATATACCTATGAGTTCAGAATTGATTCCCAAGCGGCTTCTCGGGCGTCTGTATCAACAGTTCTCCCAACAGCTTTGTTTACAGCCGCTGCCTTCGGGTAGCCGTCCGTCTTAAAATTGTCTGGGTCACCTTCATCCATCATCTTTTCAAGGACGGTTACTAACTCTGAGTCCAGCTGCACGATCTCCTCGACAGCTGTTTCCTCGACAACCGAGACATCTATTTCTTCCTCAACAACAGTAGAACCCTTGAGTTCTTTTGCTCCCTGTTGGATCGCTAAAAGGCCAATCTCCTCAGATATTTCCCGAGGTACGCCTGCTTCGAACAAGACGGCGGTTCCGCCCATTGTTGTGACGCGTAAGCCTTCGCTGCTAACAATCTTCATGATTTATTGCCTACTTAGTTTTGGTGGTGTACTTCTTGCCGTTCCAAGTGAATGTCTTCTTGCCTGCTTTCTTCGCCGTAGCGAAAGCAGATCTAAAGCTGCCAGCTGCAGCAGAGTTCTTTTTGAACGTCTTATAAGTGCCTGCTTTAGTCTTCACACCACCCGTAACGTCTCGCTGCATACTTTGACTACGAGTACGGGGGTTTCTATTCGTGTTTCGAGGTGCCGCGTCGAAGTCCATATTGGTTTTTGAATCTACCGAACCGCCACGCCGGCTTGTTCTTGGATTCTTTGGTGTTACCGGCTTCTTGGCCGCAACCTTCTTGGTAGAGGGGCTGCCCTTTTTCTTTTGCCCAGCTGTCGCAGGTACCTTCCTCTTCCTAGATACAGTGTTTAGCCTCTCAGCTTCTTTCTTCGCTTCTTCAGCTCTAGCCGCCTGCCTCTTCGTTTTCATACGAGCCACCGTCGCTTTCAATCGATCGCTACGGCTGGTTGTGGATGAACTCTTCGCCTTTGCGTAGGGCCTTTTTCGCATACTGAATCTCCAAAAAAGAGCCCCCTCCGAAGAGGGGGCTAAACACTCTACTGAGCGGTATCGAGGGCGATAACACCGAAGTCCTGAGCACTACCAGAAATATCTGAGTTGTACTTAGGCTTACGGAGACCGAAGATCTTGCCTACAGAGATGCCTGACTGGTTGCCATAGTCAAAGGTGTCTTCGACCATCTCAGGCAGACCGATATCAGCCAGTGCGAGAGCTTGCGCACCGCAGAACAATGCGCGAGCACCGTCTACGTCAGCGTCAGCACCCCACTTGTAGCCAGCTGCACCAGCGTTAGCGGAGGCACCAGAAGTTGCGCCAGTAGTGTTAAACACATGAC